CATGACAATGTTAGCAGTTGGTAGAGGTCTTCGAGATCTCGCAAATAGAGGAATGTCAGCCGTAAGCAGGGCGGAGTCTGTTGAGAATCAGCAACGACTTGCTCTTGAGACCGCAGAACAACAGCAGAAAAACGCTACTTACGGTACAGCCGCAGGTGTCGGTGGAATGATCGGCGCAAACAAAATGATGGCTTCATCTGAGGCGGCTACCGCAGGCGTAGAATCGATAAACACAGCTTTACAGGGTTACGGTACAGCTAGCCAGTCGTTGACTGGAGGCGTTCAATTCACACCAGTTGGTGGCGAAACTTTGGTAGGTGACGCGGCAATTAGCTCAATGAATCAAGCCGCAGGAATTATTGATGGAGTTGCCGCAGAGCAACTAGCCATGCAAAGCAGTCAGACCGTAGGAGCTTTAGCTAATGCGACTCCAGTAGCCGAGGCTGTCCCCGTAGCGGGAGAAGCATTAACTGCGGTTAAGGCAGGAACCACTGCGGTTCAAGGTGGCGGAGCTATGGCACAGCTAGCCACGATGGCAACTCCTATAGCAATTGGCTTAGGTGTCGCTTTCTTATTAAACAAATTATTCGACTAGGTATTCGTTATGGCTTTGAACACATACGGCGGATTCGCACAGGGTTTTCAGCAGGGCTTTGGTCTTATGGAGGGCGTAAAGGGTCGTCGATTAAAAGAAGACATGTTCGAAAACACTAAAGAGAAGCAGGCTTTAGATGAGCAGTACAGACAAGACACTCTTGATTTTCAGAAGACCCAAGAGCAAAACACGCAAGATTACAGAACGCAGGATCTGGACTACAAGAGACAAAGCGCTGAATCTTCGGCGGCTTTGTCAGCACTGAATGCACAGATCTCACAGCTAAATGCACAAACCGCAGGCACCAAAGCTGATACTGCGAATTTAGAGGCTAAAGCGCTTCTCGACCCGAACTCTTTAGTGTCTAAGGAAAAGCAAGCAGAAATTGATAAGGCAGAAGCAGATATAGCCTCAACAGAAGAGGCAACAGCCGTATCACGAGCAAATAGGACTGAGTACCAAAACGCGGCAATCCTTAACAGGCTTTATGCAATAAGCAACCGATCAAATAACGGTCCTCTCGGCGAGTCGGATCTCGCGCAATATCAACAAGATGTCGAAGCCCTTACGGGTGGTGGACGTTTTGATCTCGGCTTTATCCTGAACCCTGCTACCGAAGATAGCATGGTAACTATTCAGAACTTCGTACAAAACCTTTCCGACGGTAGTGACCCTGAAATGACTCCAGAGGTTGTTGGGGCATTTGATGATATGTTGGGGGTCGGTAAATCTGCGGCAGTAGGAAGAACCCTAGATGATACGTTCGTTAACGCTCCTGACTGGATGAAAGACGGCAAGCACAAGGTCGTGAGTCAAGGTCTTCATGAGGTTGGCTCATACGATGGACAGCAGTTTGGTGGAACTATGTACGTTATGGTGGAAAACCAAGAAACTGGCGATGTTTACCCATATTTTCCGCCGCTTACGTCCAACCGAAGCAATAAAAGCAATCAGCCCCTCAGCCTTACATTTGATGAGGCTATGCAAGGTACGGCAGGCACTGCACACATGATTCGATCTGTGACGCCTGTACTCAAAGAACACGCGAAGCAGGCAAGGGTTAAGACGTTATTCGGGGACAATAAAGGTGACAGTGGTGTTGATAAATTTAATGCCGCAGTAGATCGCCGATTGGAAGAGGTTCGTCAAGGCATACAAAGCGGTGCTGATCCAAAATCTTTAATGTTTATGCCTAACGCAGAAAATGCCACCGTATCAGAGAGGCTTGGTTACGCAGAGACTGACGAGAATCGCAGAAGGATAGAGCACGAAATCCTTTATGGTCCAAAGAACAAGACGCAGGATAATGTTCGCGTTAGCGAGTGGTTCCAAGAGACATCTCAGGCGCTAAACAACATGCCAATGCCTAATGGGTTTAAGACAAACTTAGGCGGCGTTGTTAAGGGTCAGTGGACTCCGCAAAACGTATCGATTCTTCAGGGTTACTACAACGACGACGGGACCATTTCAGACGAAAAAGGTCTGATCGCGGCGCTACAACAACTTAAATTTATTTAATAAGAGGCTAATTAATGCCGCTTAATTCGGTAAAGCTTTATTCTGAAAAAGCCTATTATGACGAGGTCTACGGTAAAGAAGTAGAAGAACTAGAGTCGCCCAAAGAAACATCAGATCCCGCACTAAACCCAGATCCTATCACGGACTCTACATCCGCTGATAACACTGACCCTCTATCAGGCACTTACACACCTGTACGCGACCAACCTATCGACCCAAACAGCAACTTCCAACGTGGTCTTGAACAGGGCGTTAGACAGACCCAAGCTATGGGTGGCGGACTCAAAGCACTTGTAGGCTCTGCAACAGGTCAAGAGGAATGGGTCGAAGATGGAATGGCTTACTACCAGAAGAAAATGGCAGAGGCAGAGCAGTTCCAAGGCGACGTAATGAAGATCGAAGATGTGGATAGTGTTGCTGATTTCGGTGCTTATGCTTCCCACACTTTAGGCACCTTAATTCCAGATCTAGCAGGTATGGTTGCAACAGGTGGACTTGGTTCTGCTGTAGTTAAAAAAGGCGCTAAAGAATCAATCGAAAAGCTTGCAGATAAGTATGTTGAGCAGGGTAGAAAAGAACTTCTAGATCGGGGTATGGATCAAGCTCAGGCTGATCAGATTGCAGGAGCCGTCAAAGATCAATTTGTAAAGGCTAAGACCAAACAACTCTCTGTGAAAGGTGGAACAGCAGGTGCATTTTTATATGGCACAGGAACAATGTCGGGCAATCAGTTTGCTCAGACATTAGAGGATACAGGTGTTGAGGCTCCGTTTATCTCACTATCCTCTGGGACAGCACAGTCAGCCCTGAACGCTCTGCCTGCATTCAAGGTTCTCGGCGACATGATTCCCAAGAATCAACGTGACGAAGTTATTGAGTTCATTCAGGACGGTGTTAATGAACCGTGGGTTGGCGCATTCCTTAAAGATGTATTTCAAGTCGGTGGTTTAGAGGGTGCTACGGAAGCGCTTCAATACATCATCGAAGACAACACCATCTCTTACGTCAATAACAACTTTAGTGAGAATGATCAGCGCGAGTACTTCGATTACATCAGTAACTCACAAAAGCAAAGTCAACTGCTTAATAGCTTTGTGCAGGGTACGATCGGTGGCACGACTATTGGCACGGCATCATCAACAGCTAAAGCGTTGCAAGGTGGATATCAAAATAACAGACCCGATATGGATAACCTTCGGGACGTTACTCCAGAAGACGCAGATGTTCGACAGTACATCGCTGATACATACAACAAGTATCGAGATCCAAACTCCATAAGAATTGTTAACTCAGAAGGGCAGACCACTGATGTCATTACTCCTGAGTTGGTTGCTAATGACGTACAGCAAAAGAATATTGATCAAGCGACTGAACAGCTAAAAAATCAGTTCGGGGAAAATTATGACCCCACCAAGTTAAGCGTAGTCCTTGGTGAGGGTGACGACGTTAATATCACCTATACAGAAGACGCTACGCCCGCTCAGGAGCCTGTTACAGAGGCTACTGAAGCTGTTGAGCCTGTGGTAGAGACCCCTGCTGTAACAAGCAGAGAAGTTCCACAGGGTACAAGGGAATATGGTCATGAACATAAATGGGATGGCGATTTAACGGATGCGTCTACCCCTATACAGGATCAACTTTTAGAGGTATCAAGAGTCTCGCAAACTCCTGAAGCCCTAGACCCAAACAATACTGATGTTGTGGTTGAGCCAATTGATCAAGACGACATTGACCGAGTCTTTGATAGAAACGAAACACTCAAGATAGGAACCAACGACAAGCCTAAAGGCAAGAGTCTTCCAACAGTTGAAGAGGCGTATGGAACCAAAGCAGGCGACGTTACCAATACAGTTGGCGGTGTTATGGCTGATCTGTCCGCCAACGGTGTGCCTACTAAATTTGTTGACGCTGTATCGGGTGTATTTGTACACACTGATACTGAGGTAGATGCCCCCGCCTTAACAGGATTTAAGTCACGCGGCATATCGATCAACGACAAGCTAATCATTGGCTCTATGTCTAACCCAGACGATCTGAGTGAGCTTGCGTGGACGATGACCCATGAGGTTTACCATGCGGCGGACTACGCCTATGGCTTGTCAGATGCTGACGACCAACTAGGCATTCGTGTAGACGAGGACGCCAAAGAGCCTTCGGTAGTGATGGGCGATATCATGACCGAGATCTTTGATAACTGGGAGAAGGGCACCCCAGTGGGTAATCGCTTCGACTATCCGTTCAACGATCTACAAGATGATATTAATGATGCCGAGTTGGCTAACGACAAAGTAAGCGATCGCTACAGACAAGAAGTATTTGCACAGCTTGGAGCGCTATTTCACAGCAACCCGAAACAGCTACAAGAGTTCGCTCCAAAAGCGTATAATTACATAAAAGGTATAAGAGACAATAACTTACAGACTGCACAAGCAGAGGTACAAGATGAACAGTCGAGTAGTCCAGTCACCCAAGAAACCTCCCAACCTTCTGGCATATCAGGACAAGTTCGGGCACCGCCCGAGCCCAGAGGCGAGCAGGTCGTACAACCTGAATCAACTGGATCAGATGGCGAAGGAAGCATTGTCCAAGAACGAGCCGATACGCCAGTGGAAAGAGCGGAGCAAGACGAGAGTGGGGAACCTGAACGATCAGATGTACAAGAATCTGTCGTAGATCAAGAGCCACGCACAGAAGTAATCCTCAAACCGCACAGCAAAAAGCCACGATTCAAGAAGGCTGAAAACTACGAAGACACAGGGGAGTACATTGTTTCCTTCCCTGATGGTGACAGATACCGAGTTTATTACGATGACTATGCCGCAGAGGTTGGCGACCCTACAGAGTTAGAGTCGCTAGATCGTAAGATCGAGTATCTAGGCGAAACCAAGAATGATGCGATACAAGCTATCGTGGATCACCGCGCAAAATTAATTGAGGCGGGAGAAAAATCATACAACACCCCATTAGATCCTATAGTAAGCAAAGACACTGTCACTGATGCGTGGTCGTTTATTGCTGACAAAGAGGGTGCTACAGAGAAAACTCTTCGTAAGAAGTTTAAGCGTCTAGAAGACAACCAATTTGAAAATCTTAAAGAACAATTGCTTGATAAAGATGTAGAGGCAGAAGACTTAGTTGTCATGAATGGCGACAAGTTTATTCAACAAGACATCCTAAACGAGATCGAACAAGAACAAGAAGCCAAGTTAGTAGAGCAAGAGCTTGGTGATATAGACGACGATACTGGCTTAACTGATGAAGACCTTTCTGATCTTGATGATATGGGCTTCATTAAGAAAGGCGCAGAGTATTTATTAGAAGATTCCAAGGGAGATGTTTCGGATAAGAAGCAAGTTCCCGTTAAGAAGCTTAATGCCAAGAACGCTGAAGCAAACATTGCCAAGCTTGACGAGATCATCAAAAACAATCCTGATGCGCTAGCAAGCCCTGATGCGTGGCGAGCATTCGAAAGATCTCTTACAGGTCAGAATACCCATCTAGCGCCCCCATACGCGCTGATCAATCTGTTCAATAACATGGATGGATGGGTTGACCGTCACTCTCAGTTAACTACAGAGCAAAGACTAGCCGCCAAGAATGGCTTAGATACTGCTAAAAGAATGGGTGAGCTATACGCTAATGGCGTTGCAACTCCTAATACAACAGCTAAGTTATTGTTGTGGGGATTGCTGTCTAGAAGACTAACTGCTAGCTCTCAAGAGGCGGCATACGTTGATCTTGTAACAGGTACTGAGATGACTCAGGATCTGATTCAGAAAACTCTAGATGGAACCATCGACGCTAATGACAAAGATAAATGGATAGCTGAAGTTAAGACCGCTATACCCGAGGGATCCTTTGGTAAGAGCGCAACCTCGAATGCCAATGATTTCTTTCCGCTTCTAATGAAGATGAGCGAACAGGTTGACGGTGTATCTAAGCTTCAAAACCTACATAACACGCTAGCAGATTCAAGCATTCCGTCTTTTGAGGTACGCCGTCAGTTCCAAGCTCAAGTGCAGGGCTCTGGAATAGACAACAAAGTATTCTCTTTCATGATGCTGATGATGGGTAGAGATGACGTGGTTATCTTAGACCGCATACAGCTTAACTCTATGTGGGATTCTGGGCGTTACGGCAAGTTAATTTATGATGACATTGCTGATGAGTTTAGTGGCTTTCATGGACTAGCAAGATATGAAGCTTTGGAGAATGCTCTTCAAACAAAAATTACAGACCTATATAAAGGGCTAGGCAGAGAGCAAGATGCTTCTGTTGGTCGCTATCACTGGGAAAGTTGGGTATTAAATTCAGGGCAGATAGTTGCTCACCCGACAATGCAGGGTCTTGAGAAAGATGCTAAGGGTGAAGATAGCCCTTATGCTTTCTTAGGCGCTCCAGAAGGTAAGGGTGACCTTTATAGGTTTGGTGCTATCTATGCTAGAGATGAGGATGCAAACCCGTACATACTATACTCAAAGTCTAACGGTGATGTTTACAAGTTTAGCACTAAACAATTTGGCGACTTCTTAAAAGAAGTTAAAAAGTCTAAGAACGGTGTAATACCTAAAGGTTTTAAGGTTACCGACTACGATAAAGGATCTCCTTGGTATGAAGCAGAACAAGTTGACAGACAAAAGCTCGACGCCCTCGTCGAATCTAACGCTGAAAGAAAGGCAGTTGAAAGAGAATATGCTCCTGAAAGAGCTACTGACTACGACTCAACCGATATCAGCGGACAGCGAAGAAGGATCGCAACCTACAACAGGCTTCGTGGTTCCGAAGGAGTTCAGGGAGAAGGTGGAAGAACTCAAGCCGATCTACCCAGACGCTTCAGAGCAAGACCTAGTGGATATGCTCAAGTTGACCTAGACGGTCAAGCGCTTAATGCATACAAGCGAGATCTAGAACCATCAGTAGCTCAGGATCTAGCATCAGTAGACAGCTATTCACGAACGGTTCTAGAGTTAGAAAGTACACCAGAAACGGCAAAATACTTTAGCGATAAAATCAAAGCGGCTAAAGAGTCTTCTCGCTTTGGTGCGTCGGTGTACGTTTACCCTGAGTCAGATTATCAAGGCATGACCATGTATGTCACCGATGACGGGACGGCAGGTTTGGCGCTCAAGGATGGCAACGAAATTGTTTCCTTATTTAACGAAGGTACAAATCCAAACGTTACATACGCATTAGGTTCTCTAGCTGTACAAGAAGGCGCTAAGTATCTTGATGCCTTTGACACAGTCTTACCTTCTATATATCAGGATCTCGGTTTTGAGGCGGTAGCTCGCGTTAAGTGGAATGACGAGTTTGCTCCAGACGACTGGGATAAGAAGACGTTCGCCATGTATAAGAACGGTGAGCCAGACGTTGTGTTTATGCGACACAGCCCAGAGTACTTTGGACAGTATTCTAGGGTAGACGGTGTTGTAACAGACAGCTATGACGACGCTGTAAAAATTCAGCGAGGCGGGGAAGAAAGAATCCGCCCCGAACAAAACCGAATCAATCAAACAATGAAGGATGCGGTACAGTCTCGTATAGATAGAGATATAACAGCAGAAGAACTTAATCAGGTCTTTGAAGATCAGGGTCGCTTTGTTGCACCTATGACAGCAGACATGGTTCCTGAACTACCATCAGAAGAAAAGTTCATTAATGCTCTGAAGAAAACAAATAGGGAGAAGCCTAATACACCAACCAAAGAAACGTACTGGAAAGCGGACGTTTTAGAGCATGGTGTACGTTACGGCTCTCGCTTAGACATCCCTTCATACAATAGTAAAACGCTAACCAAAGATGAGCGAGCAGACATAGTTACTGTTCACGCATCTAGACCTAACGCTAAAGCAGGTTCAGCAGGTAAGCGTCTTGGTTACTACCCAACCATTCGACTTAAAAATGGCTTGTTCGCTGTACCAGAAAAGGGAGCAGTCAAGATTGCTCTGGGTGCAGACAAGAACACCATCGCCACAATGGAAGGTGATTATGTAGGGCAGAAAGAAGACGGTACAGCGTTAACTCATGAAGATAATCGCGCTGACTTTAAAAAGTTTATTAATGATCCAGAGTGGACTCAGGTATCAATGAACCCAGAGCGTCATTCTTTCTACTACGACCTAGAGAAACAGCAACCTGTGGAAAGTTTCAGTGAAGCGATTCAGGTAGGTAACTTGGTCATTGTTAAGGATGCTGAGTACGCTGACGTAGAAGACTTCGCGTTCATCAAGAAGAAGCAGATGAACAAAGAGTTGAACAAGCTAGATGATGGCACCCCATCAACTAACAAGTTCTCTTACAACGATGAAATAGATTCACAAGCCGATCTTGCTAGACGCCTTAGGGATAAGAAGATCTACGCAAGCTTGGTAGATCGCTATGCAGTTCTTCAGGACTTTGAAGAGCAGGCGGCAGAGTATCTTGAGATGGGTCGCTTACCTGCGGCTATATCTCCAAGAGATCAGGAGAACCTTTCACATGGACGTGTCCAGAATGATATTGATGATTTCCATGAGCGTCACATAGACCCGATTGGCGATCTGATAGCAGAGCTTGGCTACACTGTTGAGGCGGTAGACATTTATCTTATCGCTAAACATGCGGCAGAGCGTAACGATGCGATTGCAGAAAAGGTTAAGGATCAGAGAGCCCGTAATATTCAGCGTGTTGAGAATCAGATTAAGAAGCTCAAAGAAGAGATTGACGTTGATCACTCCGTGCAGATTGCAAACCTAGAAGCGAAGCTCAAGGAATACGATGAGCTACCCCTAGCATTCCAAGACACTGGCTCTGGTATGACTTATATAGAAGCCGCCAAAGTTTTGAGAACGGCAGAACAAGAGGGTACTCAAGCTGACCTTGAGCGCATTGCATCAAAGGTTTACGACATGCTCGATGAGTACCGTGAGCGCATGGTGACATCAGGATTGCTTGATGAAGATACCCGTGCTGACTGGGAAGAGCGCTTTAGATTCTATGTTCCGCTAAAAGGATTTGCCGCACAGGATGACGGTGAGACTTATGTGCGTGATGCTAGGTCGCGTGGCTTCTCAGTTGTAGGTAAGGAGAGCATGAAGGCGAGAGGTCGTAAGACATTGCCATTCAGCCCACTGCTTACATCATTTGAGGATGTCCAGAAAAAACTTATTCGGGCGAGAAAAAATGAATACGCCAACACCTTATTAGATCTTCTCAGTGAGTTAGGTAACAGCGACAGCTACACCATCTACAATACCAAGTTCCGTCCTATGAAGGAGTCGGATGAGTTAACACCTCAAGACCTTAGAGAGATGTCTCTGGATATACGCCCTAACGGTGACCCCAGATACGTTGAGGTGAAGAGAGATGGTCAGACCTTCTTCATTGAGTTTGCTAGTGACAAGCTAAACCACGCGCTACAGAACATGAGTGTTCCGATGCTGTCTCGTGCTAATGAAAGCATGGGCAAGGTGCTGACACTGGCTACTCGATTCCAGACCTTCAGACGAAACATGCTAATCAACTACAACCCAACATGGGGTCTTGTGAACCCGATGCGTGATGTGGCGACGGGCATGATGTATGCCATAGGTGAGATGGATAAGAAGGGTAGTCGTGTTCTCGGGCAAAACCTTGTTAGCAAAACGGCACAGGGTTACTTCCCCGCGATGAGATCGCTTTGGCGTCACTACCGTGGCAAGCCTATGCGTGATGGCAACGAGTACGACACCTATGTCAAAGAATATGTTGAGGTTGGCGCACCGACAGGCATGATGTTGGTGCGGGATGCCGATGAGCAACTTCGCATCCTCAAGAATAAACTCAAGCGTGGATACACTCGCGATGCGCTGAAAGCCATTGGTAAAGTTGTTGAGGACTTCAACGTCACCATGGAGAACAGCATACGATTCGCGCTCTATGTTGAGGCAAGAAAGATAGGTGTGCCGAAAGATACAGCGGCTACGCTAACAAAAGACTCGACTGTAAACTTTAATCGTAAGGGTGAGGATTCGGCGGTAGTAGGTGCGGGGTACCTGTTCTTCAACGCCGCTGTACAGGGTAACATGAACTTCCTACAGACTTTGCAGGATGATGGGAGTAAAGGTGACAAGAGAACAACGGGAGCAAGGAAAACTGCTTTGGGATTGGTTGCTCTTGGTAGTGCGATCACACTGTTTAACATCCTGACCTCAGAAGAGGATGATGATGAAGAGTTGAAGTACGCAGACCTACCAGAACACGCTAAGAACCGTGCCCTATTGTTTATGTATTCGCCAGACGAGGGCTTTGCGTTACAGGCACCTTATGGCTACAACTTCTTTACCAACATTGGTCGCCTATCAACCGAAGTGGCAATGGGTACAAAGGACTTTAAAGAGGCAGGACTTAACCTCTGGGAAAACTTCCTACTTAACTTTGTGCCAGTTGCACCATCATCAGGTGATTCGTGGGAGGATGCGGCACGAGGCTTCTATCCAGATTTGCTAGAGCTTCACCTTGATCTGATGGCTAATAAGAACTTCTTTGGCAGTGATATTTATATCGAGCAGAACCCTCTCTTCATTGAGCGATCAGCGGCATATAACGAGCGTCGATCAACAGACAAGATGTTCAGTGTTCCCGCTCAGTTCCTGAACGACCTGACAGGTGGTGATAAGTATGAGGATGGCTACATTGCCTTGAACCCAGACAAGATGCAGTACATCTATGAGTACTTCTTGGGTGGTGTTGGACGGTTCGTGAGTCAGACGACTGACGTTGTAAGTAGAGGTCTTGCTGATGAAGAGTTCCGCAATCAAGACCTACCAATCGTGGGTAGTTTCTTTGAGTCACCCTCAGATTATGAAGACCGATTTGAGTTCTACGCTAATTGGGAAGAGACAAGAAAGATTGTTCAGCGCTTCAAAGAAGCTAAGGACATGAAAGAGGTCAAGTTATTGCAGACCGAGTACCAGTCGTTCCTTCCGCTTCTAGAGCCAAAGTATAATGGTAAGGGGTTTTGGCAGATAGCCAATAAAGATCTGAAATCTATCGGCAAGTCGCGAAAACTTATTGAGAAACAAGATTACTCAGGTCAGCTAAACGGTGAGCAGAAGAAGAGAGATATGTTGGATGAGCTTGAGGCTAACGAAAACATGATCTTTGATATATTCAACAAGGCTTACCGCAAGGCTGAGAAGGGGAGATAATTATCTCTTTCTCAGGTCTTGAAGACCGACACAAGCCAAACCGAACACAACTAAGATACAAACGATAACCACGAAAAAAAAGCCTCCGACAAGTGAATTGAAGGAGGCATTCTAAGCACTACAGACTACTAGGGGAAATGCTTTATTTTGATGCGGGTTATGCACCAGTTGTATTGGTTAGAATCACTAACGCTACAATCGCACCAATCACCTGCCAGTTTCTAAAACTGTGTGAATTGAGCCACGTTAACGTCTTCGAACTTTTAACTCTAGCTAACTGATCGTCAGCAAACTTATCGACACTGTCGATCATCTTTTTCAAGTCTTTCTCGCTCATAAGAACCCTTCCTTTGTAGTAATATCGGGAAGAACGTTTCCTTTTTAGAGCAAACTTAGTGCTGATAAGTGTTTCGTAAGTTATTGATTTATAAGGAAATCCAAAAAACAGAGTCGAGGGTTCGAATCCCTCCTTCTCCGCCACACCTTCTTTTTTCCTAATAAAATCAATTAGTTACAAGTGCCCTAAAAGATTCGTTTCTTTTCCCTTGTTTTAGTTAGGAAACGAGTACACGTTTCCACCCTTAAAACAGCACGTTTCCCTAGTACATCCCATCTAGGGCTTTGACAGCTTTAGCTTTGTGCGCTTGCGATAAATGCGTGTACCGCTTCATCGAACTCTCACTGCGCCATCCACCCAACTGCTGTAGTGCCGTTTCACTCGTGCCTGCCATCATGTGCCAAGAGGCAAATGTATGTCGGCAATGATGGAAGCACGTCCCCTTGGGAAGTCCCGCCATCGCCACTGCTTTCTGCCAAGACTCGTTACAGATCGATGTCTTATGGAACGGCTTACCGTTCGCCACCCGTCTGTGACTTTCCTTAACAAACACATACTCAAGCTTACCCAAATACGGATACCGATCTTGCATGTAGAAGCAGTGTGCCCTCATCTCACCAAGGATCTTTCGAGCCTCAGCGTTCAAAGGTATCTGGTTCTGCTCTCCGTTCTTCGTGATCGAGCCAGACAGTGAAAGCCACTTGTAGTCATCAGATAACTGATCCCACTTCAGCAGTCTCACGTTACTGGCGCGTAGTCCCGTGTTGCAGGAAAACTTCACCATGTTGGCTCTGAGGGGATCTAACCGCCGACACAACTCGATCATCTGTTCAGGCTCGAAATAAAACTCGCGCTTGTTCTTCTGATAGAGCGTTATCTTGGGCACCCGATCAATCACCTCTAAGTCATCATGAGCAAATCGAATGATCGCTCTGAGTACCGCAAGGTAGGTGTTCTGGGTTCCCGTGGATATAAATCCCTCACCGCCACGCTTCTTTTGTTGCGTCTTCAACTTGGCTTGGTATTTGAGGATGATCGCTTTACGCTCGAACTCCCTCATATCCGTATCGCCAAACTCGGCGATAAGCTTCTCAGTCAGTATTCGGGTCATATCGACCTTCTCACTGAACTTCGCGCTAGGCATCTCCAAGTACGCTTCAGCAACTTCTTTAAACGTCATACTCATTGGTCTCTCTCCATTTCCATGTCGAAACACCTATCAGCGAAAGGAATCGTATCACTGATAGATGGAAAAAATCAGTGGCTCGTTTTCTAGGGCAGGTGAGCCACGCCTGTGAGGAGGAGCCCTAGGCTTCTTCTTCCGAATCTTCTGCCTGAGAGGAGGAGGGGGCTTCAGGCAGTGGCTCTGGTAGAAGTTTTATAGCTTCCTTCAGATCAACCTCTAACCCGTACTGGGCGTGATTGATCAATGACCCAAGCAGGCTTAACGCCTGACGAGTGGTCTGTACCGCATTGAGTTTTTCAATGCAGGTTTTTGATAAGGCTTCGGCATCGTAGTTCTTGCCGTCGATATTGATTACTCGGTTTGGCTCTGTATTCATTTCTTTTTCCTCGCATCGTGTCTGATGACTTGGTAATTCCTAGGGGCATCTACTGCTAGCCGCGCCTGAGGGATATATCTCGGATTAAAATGGTCTCCTCGACCACAGTGTTTGCAGTACTTTTCGGGCTTGAGGTGATACTGCTGTACCCCGACCATCTGTAAGATCACGCCTTTCTCTAGCTGTATCGGCTCGTCTTCTGTGATGATCTCTTCGACTACACCCTCAGGAGTCTCGATATTTACGAGCGCATCCTGATGTGTGTCGGTGTCCCTAACCCTCCTCACCCAAATGCGGTGGTCGCATGACCCCTCTAAATCAGAAGGGTCAAGATCCCAACCGCCAAATAGCACTGTATCGACAGCGCGGGTGATTCTTAGCGGCATAAGTTCTCCTTAGAACGGCATATCGTCATCCAAGAAATCATCAACAGGCGCTGATGCTTTCGGTGCGGATTTCGCAGGTTTAGTTGGAACCCAGTAATCGATATTGAACTGCTTGATTTCGCCGTCGTCACCGAGTTGCTCGCAGACCTTGAGGTTGTATCGGAACTCACCACCTTGGGCGTCGAGTGCCTGTTGCATCTCTGCAATCACGTCCTCATTAATCTTGATGTAGCCTTCAAACTTGGGCACATGACTCTTAGTAGCCCAGTCGTACTGCTTCAAGCGGTTCCATTCTTGGATTCGCTTTTCTTTATCCATTGGGTACAGGCGTCCCTTACCTGCTTTCAAACTTTCAAACGCTGTTGGGGTCTTCATATTTATTCTCCATGTAGGATGGTTACTTGACGTCCGCCAGTGGTTCTTCGAAAAGAATCCATGCTTTCGTCACGGTTTAAAATTGCGTCCTCACCGCCCAAAAATTCAAAGGCTTTCTTGAAGTCGATCGGTGGGGTCTTGGTGATAATTTTCACGGTGGTCTTACCGTTTGACACACTGGCGTCATAGCGATCAGCAATGTCTTTCTTTAGCTGTGTCGCGTTCTCTGTCAGCACATCTAAGATCTCTAGTTCATCTGAGATACGGTCTTTGACCTGAACGATGCGGTTCTGAATCTTGGTTAGCTTGTTCAGATCATCATCGTCAGTCACCACGTCAGCAGACTCTGCTTCAATGGGGTCGCAATGAATCTTCTTGCTGACAGGGTCATTGAACTCAGCCTGAATGTGTTCCCACCACATACGGAAAAGATCTAAACGACTGATCGTTCCCTTAACAGGGTGAGGGCAGTACTTTCTGCTGATTGTTTCGGTAAGAAAGTCTTCCTTACGGTTGACTCTTTCAATCGTGAACTGAGGCTCATGGGTTTCGTTCTTTGCCAGATAGCAAATGAAGTCACACCAATCGACGTCGAGTACTTCCATCTGCAAGTAAACCTGCCAGAGGTAGACACTCTTCGCCTTGTCAAAGACAGAGTAAGGTTGCTTGGTGTACTGAGGATAAGGGCACTTGATTTCTATACAGCCCTCAAGCCCCACCAAGCCGTCGGGAGACGCCGCTAACCAGTCATGGTCTGGATGTATCACCAAACCCGTTTCTTCAACTGTGTAGCCTTTCTGCTTCTCTAAGAAGATACGAGCGGTATCTTCCATCATTTGACCGTGAGCAACAGCAGGCACCATCTTGAACTCTGACTCAGCCCCTGCCAGTGCGCGTACTTCTTGGCGCACCAGATCAGCGGCTTTCATATACTTGTGCTTACCTTCTAGGGCGGCACACACAGAGGCTTTGATTTTGCCTGCACGGGCTTTATGCCATTCGGGGGAACCTTGGACAGCTAGACTCATTTGGTAGCCCTCCAGTTGTTCTTCTTACAGAGTGCTTCCCAACGACCAGAGTCGTCAGTCCACCCACGATTCTGTAGACCCTTCTGGTAACGGGCATACAGTTTCTGGGCATCGCCGAATGATTTGGTTTGCTCAATCTTGGTTTTATTCCAGAGCGCAGTGACCAGTTCTGATTCATCAATAGTCTCTTCTTCTACTGGTTCTTCCTTGGGCTCAGGTTTCTTCTCTTCTTCGTTGAGCCACATTGAATAACCCAAGCCGAACTCAGCCATTGCCTTAACACGGCAACGTTGCTTGGCGGTATTCACGTCCATTGCTGAAGGACTAGAGATGGGCTTGCCGTTCCGATGTATTGGTAGGGCAGTGATGTTGGTGTGTTCACCGATGGTCATGCGGCATCTAACTTCCGCACTGCCGTCATCAAAGTAATGACACTCTCTACCTTGATGATCTTCGGTGAAATTCCACGAGTACTCGGGATAGACGCCCATCATAATTTCATGGGCTTTCATCCACGGCAGATACTTGAGTACGAGGTCGTCAATTACCTCAGTCTCAGTACAGTGTGGTTTTACATTAATTTCAGATAGCGTTGCCCATATTTGGGCTTTCGTAAGCATATCCATGTCGAAGCTCCTTTGTAGTAGCTTCGATCAATATATATCTACAGATATAAAATTTCAACACTTACAGATGAAGATTATTCTAGGCGTGTAGATTTGAACTCGTTATACACCTTAGAAATAAGGCAGTTACTGTGCTTACCTGCCATTTCTTTGACTTTTTTAATCACCTTGCGGCGATTGTAGATTTTATTTTCGGGATCAATGTGGTTCATGATGGCTTTAAAAATTTCTAGATCTTGCTTTAACTCCTGCACTGCTGAGCCCCCTTAAAACTCTCCATTATTGATAAGGACTTTTTTGTTTTATGCGCCCTTTAATTGGCAGGCATTTTTAGCCTATACGGAAGACATGATCTTAGCTAGAGGTTGAAGAACGTTCTCATCTTCGTTGAGTCGGTATAAAAACGCGACAGAGCGGGCGTATTGTTTCGGTGTGAGTGTTGCATCTGTAGCAATGCGGAACTCTTCGACCGCAATAATGGTGTTCATAAGCTTCTCAGCATCTATCTCTGGCTCATTTTGTGGCTCAGAGCCATCAATCCAATTCCGCATATCCATCTCGAATACATCGCAGAATTTGAGCATGGTTTTTGGGTCTTGTGGTAAAGAGCCTTGTAGCCAACCGTGAGCAGTTGCCTGACTGCAACCGACTTCTTGAACGATCAAACTTGCACGTCCCCATTCCTTGATGCCGCGTTTGTCTAAATGTCCATTAATTATTACAGCGCGTTCATGCTTATCCATGTACACCTCCTTGTTCATTCGCGAAAAGTACACCACTAAGTTTCCCTTGTCTATCCATAAGTTGAAATTCGACTCTTTTGTCACAGCGCTTGACATAATTTATGTCTACAGATTATATTTTGCATCTATAGCTAATACATGGACACGCTTATCGAATGATCTACCGCCCCGCAGTATCGAAAAAAACGCACTATACGAAGCTACCTAATGTACTTCTACGCGGCGGGGTGTCTGCATCAGAAGCAAGAGAGGACGGGATCACCCCTGAAGCTCTCGGTGTTCTCGTTTATCTGTTATCTCATGTCGATGACTGGCAAGTAACGCAGGCTCAACTCTGCAAAGTGTTCAGTGTCGGCAAAACAAAAATGCAGTCCATAACAAAGTGCCTAGAGATTGGCGGCTATCTAAAAAAAGTAGCTTGCCGTGGTGCTAATGGACAGTTTGGTGGTTTCGATTGGATGGTTACCGATACACGCAACCAGTTCCCCGATTCCACCGAGGCTGATTTTCCGTCTGCGGTTAAACCGTCTACGGGTAATCCGCCACAAAGAAAGACTATTACTAAAGAAAACCATTGGAAAGACGACCTCCTTTCTTCTTGCCCTAACGGGGTGTCAAAAAGAAGTTGGGAGAAGTGGTGGGACTACAAGGTTGGGGGGAACTCAAACCGCAAAGTAGCCAAGGCAACAGTCACTCGTCAGACACATGACTTTGAAGTGATGGTTAAGGCGAAGTTCGATATGGATGGCGTAGTTGATTTCGCTATATCGAGAGGTTGGCAAAGAGTAGGGCAACCAGACTGGCAGGGACTCCAGTGCTTCAAGAAAAGTACAAGACATGACGATCTACTGGGGGCTGTCAAATGAATGTAAAGGAACTGAGCCAAGAACTGGCTCGTCACACCACATCGGTGTGCCATGAATTATTTCCAGATGGGCGAGTTGAATCTGGATGCTACAAGGTAGGGTCTATCCAAGGTGAAAGGGGTAGATCCATGTCTGTTTATCTCAATGGTGATCAGGCAGGGAAGTGGATGGATTTTGCTACGGGTGATGGGGGTGATCTTCTCGACCTCATTCAATACCACGAGGGTCTCAGTCTGACTGAGGCAATGGACTGGGCGAAAAAGCGATACTCTATCCGTGACGTACAACCCGCCAAAAAAATTGCGGCGGCGGAAAAAAAGACCTACACCAAACCCAAACCACCTCCTCAAGTCGCAAGTAATGCACTTCACAAACACATGGAGTCCAGAGGGTTCAAGGATGTGGGTGAGGTCTGTTTTCGCCACAAGATATATGAGACTGATGGACGTGGAGGTAAGGACGTTGTCTTCACCTACTACGATCCCAAGGGTAAGGAAGTATTCCTAAAGACCAAGCCAGTCGATCACGACGGTAACCCGTCTACTCAAAAAGATCTCAAGCCAATCCTATATGGATGGCACACCATGCCCACGGACTGCCGCAGGGTTTGGATTACTGAGGGTGAATGGGATGCGATTGCCTGTACTGAACTAGGCTATCCCGCACTTAGCGTACCCATGGGTGGCGGTAAAGGTGCGAAGCAAACCAAGTGGATTGCTCACGAGTACGAAAATCTGTCTCGATTCGAAGAGATCATTATTGCTACTGATATGGATGAGCAGGGTGAACTTGCCGCCGCAGAAATAATGAATCGTTTGGGCGACAGATGTTACCGAGCGAATCTACCTGTTAAAGATATCAATGACTTACTTCAGAAAGAGGGATATGAGCAAGCCAAGTGGATGCTCAACTGCGCTTATGAAGAGGCTCGATGGCAAGACCCAGAGACCCTCAGATCTGTTCTAGATTTTGAGGCTGAGATCGATGACTACTTCGATAACAGAACCAACAATGAGCAGGGCTTTGCCAGTGGTTGGGCAAAACTAGATGAAGAAGATATCCGCTTCCGTCCCCAAGAGATGTGGGGTGTTGCGGGTATCAATGGTCACGGTAAATCCATGTGGCTTAATCAGCTATGTCTCAACGCCGTAGAGCAAGAGCAGAAGGTTCTCATCGCGTCTATGGAGATGACTCCCAAGGCAACCATGGGACGTATGCTCCGACAGGCGGGAGGCAGTGCCAATCCACCCAAGCCATACAGAGACAAGCTACTGGAATGGATGGCTCCGAATCTTTGGTTGTTTGTCGATAAGCTGACACCAAAACCTGAAGACCTGATGAACTGCTTTGAGTATGCGTACCGACGTTACGGCATCAATGTCTTCGTCATCGATTCTCTTACTAATATGGTGAGACAGGATGACTACGAAGGTCAGCAACGATTCATAGAAAGACTGGTCAACTTCAAGCTGTCTTTCCCCGTCACTATATTCCTAGTGACGCACGTCAGGAAGGGTGAGTCAGAGTATTCCGCCCCAAATAAATACGACGTTAAAGGTTCAGGATCTATCACCGACTTGGCTGATGGATTTATTTCGGTGTGGAAGAACAAGAAGAAAAAAGAACACATCGAGCAGGCTGAAATGCTCGGCGAAGAGCCTGACGAAAAGTACACCAATCAATGGGACACCTATCTCGAAATCCTAAAGAACAGGAACGGAATGTATGAAGGAAGAGTTGGATTTGAGTTCGATCTGGATACCTGCCAGTACAGGGACAGACGGAATGGGCGAGCCCGTCACTACATCAACTACACAAAGGAGACCTGATATGTATGAGGAAGAAGGTTTTGCTGAAGCGATTCGTATCGCGGGTGCAGAAGTTGCGGGCGCTGAACTAGCTGTTGCTAGGGCGGAAGCTGAAGAGAAAAAACTTGTGGCTATTGCCAAGGTTCAAGCTGAGGCAAGGGGTCATAAAACCAATGCCGCGCAAGAGCGATACGCTGATGAAGACGAGACTGTATTCGATGCCCGAATCAGGAAGGGCGTAGCCAAGGGGAAACTGTCGTCAGCTAAGGCAAATCTTATGGCGGCTGAAGTCGAATTTAAAACGTGGCAGTCGAAGCTTGCATCAGAGCGAGCAGAGCGCCGCACCTACGGAATTTCATGAAGGGCAGAACGCCCAACACGGAAGAGAAAGCATGGATGGACAAGATTACACAGATTGGATGTGTCGTATGCAAGTTACATCACGGGGTCTATACGCCCGCCGAGGTTCACCACATAGATGGGAAAACGAAACCCGACGCGCACTTAAAGACCATACCACTTTGTTACAGACATCACCGTGGAGGTGAAGACAATGAAATATACACCGCTAGACACCCATTCAAACGGGCGTTCGAAAGCCGATATGGCACCCAGTTTGAACTCCTTGAACGAACAAAAGAACTCGTCGCAGAGAAGTTTGGATGATGCAACACCTGCTGAATGGAATGCAGTAACACAACCCGAGCATTACAAGAAGTCACCCAACGCTGTGGAATGTATCTCAGCGATCCGCTCTTCAATGGATGACGAGCAGTTCAAGGGTTATCTGAAAGGTAATGTCCAAAAGTATGTGTGGCGTTACGAGACACACCCTAATGGCAAGACGCAAAGCCTTGAGAAAGCCAAGGTTTATTTGCAGTGGTTAATCGAGGCACAGCGTGATTAACGGACGTGCCAAAGGTCATGCGTTTGAGAGAGAGTTAATAGCACTCTTCAAGGATGAGTTCGGCAGTTGTGCCGACCATCTCAAGCGCAACCTAGAGCAGTACCAAGACAAAGGTCATGGAGACATTGTCTTTCACAACTTGATGATTGAAGCGAAGCGATATGCCAAGGGTAACTGGCATAAAACCGAGTGGTGGGATCAGGCTTGTGAGTCAGCGACGGAAGGGTACACCCCCATCCTGATTTACAAGTACGACCGACAGCCGATTAGGTGTGTCTTCCCACTGAAAGCAATAGCAGGCGATCAGTACGTTGGTGTCAACGGTATGGACACAATCACCACGGAACTCAGTACAGGGATCATGATCATGCGTGACTTACTGGAGGTTCGAGGTGCAACCAATTCAACTTAGAAAAGCCGTCGAAAAATCGGCGGAAAAAATATATTACCCCCAATGCGTGGAATACCTAGAGAGGGAACTGAAACCAGAGTTTCACGATCTAGCCAAGGCTACTCTTCCTTACTACTTACCCAGTAGGATCATAGAGTTAAAAAGCAGGGAAGAGAGAAGGAAAGCTATAAATTCCATACCCAAGAATGCCTACCCAAAACACACCAAAGATTTGGTGATGAACGGCGTTAAGGCAATGTGGATTAAACGTGGGTTTTAAGGAAGATCTCGAAAAGGGTGGGAGTATTGAGGAGTCCCTCTTAAAGCGTCTTAAACGGGCATTCCCGAGGTCTGAGAGGGCTTCTGGCAACCACCCTGAGTTCGACATCAAAATTCCAGAGATTGGCAAGACAATTGAGGTCAAATACGACCCGATGTCTATGGAGACTGGCAACGTTGTTGTGGAGTATTTTCATAGGAAGCCAAGCGCTCTTTCTGTATCTGAGGCTGACTATTGGTTCTTCGATTTAGGGGATGGGGAGTTTTGGTTTACCAAGGAAGGGATACTGGATTGTATCTTGAGTGAAAGGATGAACCCTGTCTGCATTACTGGCACTACAGACAGGTATTCAAAGTGGGTGTTTCTCATTCCTCGCCAGATTTTTGTTCGATACTCAATTTCACAGCGAGATAAGCGTAATGGGGCATCAAGCGATACCCCTTAGCGTCAGGTGATCTGTGCCAGTTCCTGACAGTTTCATACGGCGTATCAATCATCACTGCGATTTCTCGCAGATTCAGATTGTTTTTAACAAGTAACTTCCTGAACTCTTCATTCGTCTTCATCGTACCGCTCCGTGACAATAGACATCAGGGCGTAAATTATGCAGACCGCCAAGAGAATCATTCCGCTAGTTTGTATATCAGTCATCATCTCTGTAGTCCTCCATCTTTACGACCTTGTGCCCTTTAGGCTTGGGCTTCTCAGGCTCTGGTTCTTCGAGGTCAAAATCGGGAACAAAGATTACCTGCATTCCCTCATCGGCTCTAGCTAAGTCCTGTTGCCATGTGGGTTTCTTACCACCCCACAGATCTTCGTTTAACTCTTCGTGTTGCGCGTACTGCACAGCACACTCGACAGCCTCAGGCATATAGAATCCAAACTTCAACTGGTTGTCTTTATCAAGCTGACAGATAGCTGAATGTAGCTGATCTAGTGCCTTAGCTATGTCATACGTTCGGGTATCTGGTAACCCCATATCCTGCAAGTATTTATCAAATATTCTCATTGTGACTCCTTTTTAAAAGAAGCCATCCATGGCGAAAAGAGAGCGACAATCCGCTGTCGCTAAAAGGGGAGAACTCCCCACCTTGAGGTTATTCTGGTGGAAAAAAATCTTCCTCAATTGAATCGCCGCCACACTGCGGACAGGTCAATTCATAACTGACCCGCTCTACCTTTTGGTCACCGTACGGTTCCCAGTCGGAGCATTTCTGTGGGGCGAACTCATCCATCGACTTGTGCTTGTAGTCACAGTCGTAACAAACGTAGAGCCAACTCATGCTAGACTCCTTACCGTACCCGAGGTACAGGGCTTGCTCTGTACATAACCCTCCTCAGGTCTCGGGTACTCTTGCTTCCAAGACTCTGGTGCTTCCTTGAAGGGTATGTAGCAGTACTGGTAACCATCACGACGCACGAAACCGACAACCTTTTTTGCAGGGTTTTCGGTCAGGCGATAGTCGTATCCAGTTACTTCATAGACAGGCGTACCACCCATCGTGTCGATGTCTGTCCAGTTGTTGGCTAGAACAGCACCGTCCACAACACCATGCTTTTCGCTCAGTGCCATGGCTTTGTCCTCACGCTGATTGACTATGCGCTCGTACCGAGCCTCACTGCCATACAGCTTTTCTCTTCTGAGGGCAGATACTTCATAGTCATAGCCGTGATAGAACAGGACGATGGTTCGCCCGCCAATATTTCTAAGCTTGTTGCTACGCAAAAAAATTGCATTGTTTGACATATAAACCTCCTCAGGTTTTTTAGTTATCCAAGAGCCCAGTACACAAAGGGTAAAAAAAATTACCTATTGTGTACTTAGACTTTCGATCGAGGGACTACCTCGACAACTCATCAGTTGGAAATACTTCTAGTGTTGAAATAACACTCTCATCACTGCTAACGCTTTTTATTTGCCGCGAGTTAAACTGCTCATAATAAGAGCTGATAGCATCTTCCTTGGATCTAGCCGCCACCTCGTAGGTGTTGATACAGACCTCTTTGGTTGTTACTTGATAGATAGGCATAGCACCTCCTAGTATTGGTCACATTCGTCTTGAATGCCGTGTTTAAAGCGATCAGCCCATTTCTGTTCGATCGCTTCTTTTCTACCTTTTTCACGTTCGTCTTCACGAACACGTTCAAGGTCGCTCATGTCCCAGTAGCGCTCCCACTGGGCGATATCTGCAAATGGGTTATTCATTACGCCACCTCCTGATCACGCTCATCGCCATATTCGACATCGTCTAAAATGTACTCAAGATTAATCACGTTCAGGTATTTTTTAACGACGTCGTAGTGGTCATTTGATATGGTTCCGCAGGTGTTGCAATAAACCACCCGACAGCCAGACCAAACCTCATCACCTGACTCTTCAACATGTTTGACAGTTAATCCAAATTCCCATGCCGTCAAAATTGCATCGATGTTTTGAGGTAGTTCGAGCGATATTCCGCCGCTACTTGCTAGCAGAATAAACTTGTCATGGTATTCATGCCCGCCATCGTGTACTTCACTTTTTACTAAATATAAACTCATAAAATCCTCCTCAGGATATTGGTTATCTAGGACGCACCCGAAGGTGCGTTTCGGCTGAGAACCACTCAGCGCTCGTCAGCTAGAAGAACAGACCACCGATTTGTTTCGGTATGTCATGTCTGGTCACGGGCTTTAGCTTCCCACCCTGTGACTCGTAGGTTTTGTAGCGCCACTTCTCGGTGAAGTCTCTGCGGTTTTTGAATACCGCATACACCTGACCGTCCGCCGTATGCTTTGCATCACCCAATCGCTTCACCACTCTTGCGATTGGCGCTACTGACCCATCAACTGGGTCTATCGTGCTAATGTAATAAGCCATGTTGCACCTCCTCAGGTTCTATAAGGCTTGATGTATTCACCGACTGTTAGGTCGGAAGATTCGATATCGGCAACCAGTGCCTCCCACTCCTGCAAGTCCCAGTCCGACCTGCCCTGCGTAACAATCTCAAGCAGGGCGTCGTGTAGGTCATCAGGTTTCTGGAGGACGTACTTCACCTTGCGGTGGAGCATGGTGTTGATATCAAAGGGGGGCGTAGGTAGGGGCATATTTCACCTCCCGATCCATGACTTCCCAAATCTTGCGTAGTGCGGTTCGACGCTTGTCCTGAACCAGATTGCCGTCTTTGGTTGTGTAGATGCCAAGTGCTACATCACGCTCTCTGTCTGCATAGTTGCGGTATACAATAAAGCTGATGTCGTCTTTGAACTTAGAGTGGTTCAGACTGCTGAAGTCACCCATTCGTCGCAAAGATACATATCGCACAAAGCCCCGATAACAGGGGATACGATCCCCATCAAGTTTTGCTAGTTGATACATAAAAACCTCCTCAGGTTTTGGTTATCCAAGACACCCTCGAAAGGGTGTTTCGTCCAGTCACCATCTGGACTCATCAGTTGGATTTAGTAGGGCAGTGCGTACCGCTCATCGTTAGCATCAGCCCAACCATCCTGTAAGTTTTCACGCTGATCTTGGACGAAGTCTTCAGTCTGTTCAGCGGTTAACAATTTAGAATGGATCAAGCCTGACGCTAGGCGCGGCTGAACATAGTGTTCGAACTCACGCTGTGTATCTGTGACGCACTGGTTGTGACCTCGAATGTAGATCTCGTCAGGGTAGATTTGGACAATCTCCCAGTTGCTAGGCAGTAGTTTGTCTACTTTGACGCCGTAACCGCTGATGTTGGTAGGGTTAGGGCAGACTGCGTAAACGCACTCATCGTCTAGGTCGCGATCAGCATCGAGGGTCTCAGTGGACTGGTTGATTACCTTGTTCAGGTACTCTTCCAGAACCACCAGTTCCCGACGTGTGCTACTGGCTACACCAGAGCCATGCAGGTCAGCTATCAGTTCCTCTACACGACCCGACAAACGCCAAGCCAGTTCGTTGCACTCTTTGAGTAGAGCGACAGCATCGCCATCAAGGCGGAATTTGGAATTGCTCATGATTAACCTCCTCAGGTTTTATAGTTTTCCAAGACACCCACGAGGGGTGTTTCGACCAGTAACTAACTGGTCTCGTCAGTTGGAATTAGTACAGGTCAGTGCTGTAAGCCCAGTCCTCCATTCTCTTCGCGAGATGTTTACTGGTATCCCAAACAGCCTCAGTAATTACATCCTCTTCTGGGTTGCCGTTGTGAATGCCTGCCGCGACGTACTCTAGGTTGACGCAGTGGTCGCCTAGCCACACATCGGCTCGGTTGTACTCGGCGTCTATCGTTACAGTGAATTCACCAAAATCTTCGTAAGCTTCATAGATATCAAAATCCATAGTTAGCCCTCCTCAGGGTAAGTAGTTTTCCAAGACACCCGCTAGGGGTGTTTCGACCAGTAACTAACTGGTCTCATCAGTTGGAGTTAGTATAAAGTTAGTACCCGCCACGCTCTGCGTTACGATCACGAAATGAAGGCTCAAACTTACGCGCTGTAGCCTCAGAGACTAGGTCGCAGTAAGTGAGCCCCTCAGCGCCTGCATGCAGTTGCTTGACGTGTAATTCGTACGCCGTAACGTGTGCAGGTATTTTGCTCAACCATTGGCGCTCGCAGTTGTCGCAGTCTCTTGAGAAATTCACGATATAGACAAAGCCGTCAGAGGTTTCGTAGTAGTCGAGGTTGCTCTTGAGTTCTTCGCGAGAGGCTAAGGTGTCGCTGTATTGATAGCGCCGTGCATCCTGACGCAGTCTCGCTTTGCGTGTAGGGTTGATCACAGGGTCTGTCAATAAATCCCAAGTAAGGGACAGTACAGGGTGTATGTTTTGCTGTTGCAATGTAGCCATGATAGATCCTCCTCAGGATTAGTTATCTAGGACACTGGCGAACCAGTGTTTCGACTGGGTACCACCCAGTACTCATCAGCTAGAAAAATTTCAGGGGGCGGGAAAAATCCCACACCCCCCATCTCATGCCACCTTAGACAACACCTCAAAAGAGCCATTGTCTTGTAGATAGGTAACAGCCTTAGAAGCTTGAGCCGCCGCCTTAACAATATGCTTAGGGTCTGACTTCAAAGCCTTGAGCCAACCTGCGATGTACTTCTCATGCTGTAGCCCCTCATAAGGGATACCCAGTAAAGCACCCGCAAACGCGGCACCTAACTCAGCTACAAGCTCCTCGAATGCGTAGGCTTCACCGCCTTTGCTGTTCAGGATCTTGCGATTGAGTCGTGATGAATGACCAGTCCAGTGGATCAACTCGTGAGCCAGTGTGGCGTCGTGATCCTCAGCAGTCTTGAATGCGTCAGCGGACGGCATACGAACTTGATCAAGTGAAGGGATAAAGCAGGCAGTGTCACCACCGTAGTGGAGATCAACATCTAGGCTCTCTGCCAGTACATTGACTGCACCCGCACCAGACACTGGTGGGGTGTATTCTTTGTAAGGCTTTGAACCCTCTGCCCATTCGATCTGGTTGACGTTCCAAACTGGGAAACATTTGTTAATGAATCCAAGCTTATCTTCACCAGTCTCTTTATCCTTGTAAGTGTTGCGGCTCATGAACCAAACGTACTCACAGCCGCCGTTGTCTGCCTTGTTACTGGGAACCTTACCGCCAAGCGCTGTAGCCTGCTTGTAGGTAACCCAACCAGTGGCACCCCATTTTCTGGATGCCCATGACAGGTTCAGGAAGTTAACGCCGTTGTAGGCTCTGCCTGTTGATGCGTTGTGGGGTACAGTGCCATCGAACAATGACTTCCAAGGCTTACGCCAATCTTCAGCGTTCTCTAGCCCATCGATAATGCGATCAGTCACAGACTGAAAAATATCTTCAAACTTACTCATAACTACCTCCTCAGGTATTTAGTTAGTGGGTCTCACGACACCCCGCAGGGTGTTTCGACTAGCCCCCGCTAGTCCTCATCAGGTGAGTTACGCCAGATGCCCTCATTGACAGCGTTGCGGCACAGGTCGCGCCATATATCGCTAAGGTCATCTGTAGGTAAGCCGTGCTGTCTCAATACGCTATTAATCACACAGCTAACGTCGCTAGTGCCGATTTCCTCAGCGCCTTCAAATGTCCACTGAGCCTCATCGGCTATGTCGTTAAGTATTTCGAGAGTCAAAGTCATGATCAGATCTCCCGCGGCTTGACGATGAATTGATAACCAAGGCGTTTAGCCAGTGCGATGGTCTCAGTCGTCAGTGTTTTGGTGCCTGCTATCTGAGCGAATGTCTCGCCAGTAAGGCAGAGTGGGTAGATCTTCTCTTGACCGTATATAGATTTAACTTCTACTTGTATTTCCATGGTGCCCTCCTCAGGACTGAATTGATTTTGTAGAACCACCAGAAGCGGTGGCTCTATCAAATCAACTCGACTGGGCTGTACTCGCCGTAGCTTTCCTAGGTAGGTTGCCCACCCAGTCGGTAGATTGATTGCGTTCCTTGCAGGAGGCTCGCTACTCGCTCAGACCGCAGTCTGGCTTTCACTATCTCCAACCTCGCACCTTTGAAGAGCGGCAGGGGCTCTGTCCCAACTCGCACCTTACTCTCGCCACCTGTACTCCCTGATCGGCAATTTCACACTGTGCTTTAAAGACCACTACTCGCCGTAGCTTTCGTGTTCACCCCGAAGGGTGGCAGGTCATATCGGAGACCTCGTAACCGTGGTTCATTGAACCTATGGACGACAGAATAATCTTTAGAGGATATCCATGTCAAGCGATTTTTATCTATAGGTGCAAAATATTTAGACCTATGGATGTAAATTTGATATGATCAAGGGGGAAAATTACATACAAATTAACCACTTACGATGAGCGACCTGACATTGGACATAGACAAACGATTCGATCGCCTCGAAGCCAAACTGGACGAGGTGACCAAAACCTTATCCGACCTCAAGGCTATCGAGGAAAGGCTCATCAGTAGCCATAAGCGCTTAGACCGTCACGAGTTACGGCTCGACCAGTTAGAAACCAATCAACGCACTATCGAAAAAGACATGGCTAAGGCTGAGTCTAAAAGCCGTATTGCAGAGCGCGTGGTGTGGATTGCAGTCAGCGTAATGGCAACGATCATCGGGAAGAATTTTTTCTAGGGCGGGGAAAAAACCAAAACCCCCCAATACCCGATCCCCATAGGGAGAAGTAAACAATGACAGTAGAGAGCAATACACCAGTAGGGGATAACAAAGCCCTGAACATGAGACAGCTTCGATTCGTCACAGAGTATGTAGCAACAGGCAATGCAACCAGATCAGCACACCTCGCAGGGTATGCACACCCAAACGTTCAGGCATTCCGATTGTTAGAAAATATTAGTGTAAAGACGGCTATAGAGGCTGAGAGGAACAAAATCATGAGTGATGGTGAGGACAAACTGGCTCGTTATGTAAGCCAATTAGAAAAGGAAAGCATGGGTGCCGATCAGTCAGGAACTCGTGTTAGGGCATTAGAGCTACTGATTAAGGTTGTGGGCGGCTTTGCCCCAGAGCAGAAGGAGATCACCCAGTTTGGTGGTGCCTTTTTGGCTGATTTAGACCTAGAAGAGCCTGATGAGCCTGCCTTTGATTCGGATATCTTCAAGGATAACAAAGACTTACATTAAGTAAGGAATAGTATCCTCTACACGATTCCATGCCATATAGAGGGTTCAGGGCAGGTATCGCGGATGTAATAAAAAGGTAGGGGGAGGGATGCGATATGGAAGGTTTTGGGCGGCTCGATGGTGTGGTGCCATGGGGGACTAGGCAGTAAGTATCAGCAGTTTTGGGGGGTGGATGAATATGAGAGTACCTGTTTTGAAAAACATGTATTCACAAATAGGGGGGGCGGTGCTTCTGAGAGTACCTCCTCAGAAAATATAGAGAGGTTTTATTTGAAATGGCTACTAAGAAAGATTCTCGTCTCGCTAGGGCGGGCGTAAGTGGTTACAACAAACCGAAACGCACTCCAAACCACCCGAAGAAGTCGCATGTGGTTGTGGCGAAAGAGGGCGATAAGGTCAAGACAATCCGTTTTGGAGAGCAAGGTGCCAAAACTGCGGGTAAACCCAAGAAGGGGGAATCCGACAAGATGAAGAAGAAGCGGGCGAGCTTTAAGGCGCGTCACGCTAAAAACATAGCCAAGGGCAAGATGTCTGCGGCTTATTGGGCAAATAAATCAAAGTGGTGAGAGGTGAATAGCTATGCCAATGGTTAACGGTAAGAAGTACTCATATACAAAGAAAGGAATGGCTCAAGCGAAAGCGGCGGCGAAAAAGACTGGTAAGAAAGTCGTTACCAAGAAGAAGGCTAAGAAGTAATGCCTGCCAAGAAGAAGTCCACCGTTAATAAAGCAGGGAACTACACGAAGCCTGCGATGCGGAAGCGTCTCTTCAGCAAGATCAAAGCAGGTTCGAAGGGTGGCAAGGCAGGTCAGTGGTCTGCGCGGAAAGCTCAAATGTTAGCGAAGGAATATAAAGCGGCAGGCGGAGGTTACCGAGACTAATGGCTCTTAAAAAATCTCAGAAAAGCCTCAAGAAGTGGACCAAGGAAAAGTGGGGCACGAAGTCGGGTAAGAACAGCACACAAGGCTCTAAAGCGACAGGAGAGCGCTATTTACCCAAGAAGGCTAGGGAAGCCCTTAGTACGAAGGAATACTCCGCGACATCGCGAAAGAAGCGGGCTGATACGAAGAAAGGTAAACAGCATAGCGCACAGCCTAAAAAGATAGCGAAGAAGACAGCGAGGCATCGAAAGTAATGGGCGGCAAAATTAAAAATCACAGAGAGACTATTTATGGAAAAGGTGACAACCCTCGTCCAGTCGATCGGAAAAAGTTTGATGCAGGCTATGACCGAATCTTCGGCAAGAAAAAACAAAAAGGTAGAGACAGTGAAAGAGCTAGTTCTTAAAAGATTCTGCTACCACCCGCAAGGCACCCTCGGTGTCATCGAGGTGGACGGCGAAAAATTTTATTCAATCGAGCGACCTTGGTTAAACAATAAGCCGAACGTCTCTTGTATTCCAACTGGTAGTTATGACATGGGGTGGAGAGAGTCGCCCCGATTTGGTGAGACATGGCATGTCAAAGAAGTCGAAGGAAGGACACACATTTTGATACATGTCGCAAATTTTCCCACTGATGTTCAGGGATGTATCGGACTGGGGACGGGGCTGATGGGTGATCGCATAGCAGTGAG